AAAGTACCACCGTTCCCTAGCTTCGCTGCTGCGCACGTTTGCCATCCGCCAAGACCGCGAGGAGCTCGGCAACAATACGGGGCCGCGTTTCAAGTCCGAGCTTATCAACCCGCGCAAGGGCACACCGACCAGCTATATCGCTAAATACATCAGCAAGAACATCGACGGGCGCGGGCTGGCTAAAGAAATCAGCAAAGAAACCGGCAGATCACTGCGTGACAGCGCCGAGCATGTCAGCGCCTGGGCGTCACTGCACCGTGTCCAGCAATTTCGTTTCTTTGGTATTCCGGGGCGTCAGGCATACCGCGAGCTGCGCTTGCTGGCTGGTCAGGCGGCGAGAGTGCAGGGCGAACGCAAAGCGGGCGCACCGGTACTGGATAACCCGCGTCTGGATGCGGTACTGGCGGCAGCTGATGCGGGCTGCTTTGCCACCTACATCATGAAGCAGGGCGGTGTGCTGGTTCCCCGCAAACATCACCTTGTCCGCACGGCTTATGAGCTTAACGACGAGCCGAGCACCTACGGAGATCACGGTATCCGTATCTATGGAATCTGGTCCCCGATTGCAGAGGGCAAGATTTGCACGCACGCGGTGAAGTGGAAAAAGGTTCGTAAGGCCGTTGATGTTCAGGAGGCGGCAGCCGACCAGGGCGCTTGCGCCCCTTGGACTCGTGGCAATAACTGTCCCCCTGTTGAAAATCTGAACAAATCAGGGGGTGATTTACCCGATATTAAAACCATGAATGAGAAGGAGCTGCAGGAATATCTCCACAACATGGGCCAGAAGGAACGGCGGGAGCTGACAGCCAGGCTAAGGCTGGTAAAACCGAAGCGGAAAAAAGCATATAAACAGACTATTTCGGATCAGCAGCGCCTGCAGCTTGAGGCAGAACTGAGTTCCAGAGGGTTCGGTGGTAGCGAGTCAGAGATTGACCTGCTTCTGCGCGGCGGCAGTATTCCGTCAGGTGCCGGGCTGCGTATTTTTTACCGCAACCACCGTCTGCAGGAAGATGACAAATGGCGTCAGTGGTACTGATGCCGCAGCTTTAACAATTCTTGCTCTTATTGATCCGCATCAGAGCGATCTAATTGACAGATAAAAAACGGTTTACATTCGCAAATTCCTACTATACTGTAATTATAAACAGTGGATATATATACAGTTGTTGTGTATCCGAGGTAGTGATAGGAGGGAAAATGCAGGATTATCTTTTGGAGTCATTGAAGCTCCAGCGCATTGATTTTTTTATCAAGCTTGTAGCGGCTAGTGAGTGCAGCGACGAAGAAAAGCGGCTGGCTATCCAGTGGGTGTCCGAACTGACCGACGAGCTGATGGCGAAAATCCGCAGCCATGAATACTGCCGGTCGATGGACGTAGCCAGTTAAGGGGAATCTGTATGCGCATTGAAATAATGATCGATAAAGAGCAGAAGATTAGCCAGGCTACACTGGACGCCCTTGAATCCGAGCTTTACCGTAATTTGCGCCCTCTGTATCCCAAAACAGCAATTCGTATCCGTAAGGGCAGCGCCAACGGCGTTGAGCTGAGCGGGTTAAAGCTGGATGAAGACAAAAAGCGAGTGATGGAAATAATGCAGCAGGTCTGGGAGGACGACAGCTGGTTACATTAGCGAACGTTGCGGACGATAAAACTGGTTTTTACCGTCCGCAAGGTTGAACAACGAGCCACGCGAGGCGTTAGTGTTGTTGTGCATGTCTATGCCGCATGAAATCGCATGAAATCGCATGATCGTTTGAGGATCGTTTTTGCTCAGGCCCGCCAGAACTGGCGGGCTTTTGCTTATGTCATGCAGGTGCATGAAAACCACTACACAAAGCGGGCAGGCGTGGCGGGGCTACGAGCGCGCGCTATGATGTATGTTTAATGGAAATTTACAAACAATTGCTACGCTGAGATACATGAGTTCAGAGTCTTGCTTTAAGATACATCCAGGTGTTTGTAGTTCCGCTTTGAACTGGTAAGCTTCAGTAACTATTGAGGAAAGGATATGAAGCGGTTAACAGAAGAGCAAATAGAATACTCTTTAACCAGGGCGAGGAAGATGGCCCGGCGAGAGTCAAGGAAGCAGCCTGGAGGAAGAAGGGTGTTCCATCCAATGCGAGTCTTTTCTCGTGTGAGAATCCCTGCACCTAGTTCCTTAGATTTATTTAATCCTGAGAACTATAAGTTATTTATAGAGTTTATAACTTTAATCAGAGATTGTATAAATGATGGTGAAAAAGTCTTAATCGACTTTAGGAATACAAAAGCTCTCAAAGCTTGTGCCGTTATCGTACTATATGCTTATATAGATTTTTTACAACGGCAAACGAAAGATAAAACTGTAATAGCTATTACTACTTGTGGATCGGTGCGAGCAAACAACTGGTTCAAAATATGTGGAATATGGGGAGTCACAGGATTTCAACGCGTTACAGCTGATAAAATGAACTCAATGGAGATTGTCTCTGCTGTTGCAGGTAAAACTAAAGATAATCAAGAAAGTGCTGAGGCACGGCAAAAAATAAAAAACATATTGAAATACATCAAAGGAACTATTTATGAAGGGAAGATCTCAGTTTCTGATGGTCAAAAACTTTATGCGGCTTTAACAGAGTCTATTAGTAACGTAGGGTTGCATGCATATTCAAATGAAGAACATTTTTCAGAATTCATTTCAGATATTGGAAAGAGATGGTGGATCTTAGCGCATAAAGTTGAAGAGCAACTTTATCTGATGGTTTATGATATGGGAGAAGGAATCCCCGTTACTCTTGTCAAAAAAGATTTTTTTACACTTATAGCTCAGATGTTTAATCCCAAAACTGATTCTGATAAAATATATGCAGCTGTTCAGTACGGGGAGACAAGAATGAATAGTCAAAAGCATGGTAAGGGATTGCCAGATATGAAAAGATATGTAGTAGACAATCCCGAAGGTCAATTACATATTTTTAGCGGCATGGGGAGATATTCCTATAATGCTGAAAATAACGCCGAAGAGCAATTCGATCTGCCATACTCTATAGGTGGAACCCTTATTCAATGGAATGTTAGTTTGAGAGGTACTGAATGAACATCAAAGAGATACATATTGCTGAGGATTTTTCAGATGTACCCTATGGACGATACGATGAAGATGGTCCTGACAACGGGCAGCGTTTCCGTGAAGAGCATCTCCTCGACGCCATTCGTGACTATGATGAAGTTCATGTCTACCTCGATGGTGCAATGGGCTATGGCTCATCGTTTCTTGATGAAGCATTTGGTGGTCTCTATAGAACAGATGGTATTGAGAAATCAGTATTAAAAAAGAAGTTAAAAATATTCACTGAGTTAGATTTCCTCAAGGATAGCATTTGGGGATACATAGCTGATGCTAAGAAGGAGTAAAGTTCATGGAAGAAAATTCATCTTTTGTGACATTTTTACAATATCTCGCTAGTTCGGGCATTCTCGCTATTGTTACAGCTTTGATTGGTTGGGTTTTTGTATATAACAACTCACGAGCCTTACAAAAGAGAAGCGAGACTTGGTCTATTGTAAAAAATGTTTCCGATAACTTGAAAGAAATAGAGTCATCTTCGCGAAAATTTTGGGTGCCTAGCGATTCAAAAGAAATAGATGCGATGTCTTTTCAGAATGAAATTACAGCCCTCCTCGCTGAGACTGAACGTTGGTTGAATCACTTGAAGCAACGTATCGAAATTGATGGTGATTATAAACCTTTGATTACTGATTTATTTAAAGATGCTACTGCTAATATCGAAAAAGTTAAAACTTATGATAAAAGCCAAAGGACGAGGGTAAGTGTATTGGTTTCAAGGCGTACAAAAATAATTAAGGCTCTTGTGGATGAATCATATCAGGCAAAGTTTTTAAGCTAGTTTTATTACGGCACAATTACATGTGCCGTAATAAATTTTACGTTTACATATCTAATTTTCGTTTGTAGTATTTCTTATGGTTTTTTATTCTAAGTTGTAAGATTCAAACTGTATAACCTTCTCCCCAATCCATGGGTTTAATTCTTCAAAGTGTTTTTGTAAAGGAATAAGTTCATTTCTTACGAAAACTTTGCTCGCTTTTTCAACATCACCGAATCCCCCGGTATTCGTTGGAATAATCCCCATCAGCTGCGGCGGCACGCGGTGAGCTGCCAGCATGTCATCACGGCTCACATTCTTGATGTTGAGAAACTCGTCTTTCGCTGCGACTTCTGAAAGCGGGATGATCTGAATACCATCTTTCTTGCCGTTCGGGCTGTACATAAACAGGTTGCGGAAGTTGCCTGGCCCTTTCGATTTTTTAAGTGCTTCGCGTATGTTGTTAACGTCGTTCTGGTCTGCGGCGGGATCGCTCATGTACATGATAAAACCAGCATGGCTTCCGTTTAGGTAATACTTACGGCGAAACAGCGTGGCCGATTCATTCAGCAGAGCGGAGGGAATGGCGGAGAGGTATTCCGGCATCCCGTAAAGCTCCTGGTTAACGTCTGGTTCCATCAGGTGGAACACGCTTCCCTCATCGAACTGATAGGGCTGCGAGTTGTAGCCATACTGTGCAAACCAGTAGGTGTCCTGGTCAATGCCACGACGGGTATATTTGGCAAGCGAGGCGCGCAGCTCCATGATCTGCCCTAACCGGTTCATGCGTTTTTCAAGGTAGGCATTACCGAATACCAGAAAGTCCTGGGCGAACCGGGAAAA